AATGGATGACTAGGATCTTGTAAAATAGATGCATATTCTGCTTCTTGTTTTTCAGCTTCTGTTGTAGTAAGTGCATCTAGTCCTTGCTCTCCTACTCCAATTGCCATAGTTCCTAGAGTTCCCGTTGCTCCTTTACTTGCTTCAACTCCCATTTTAGTACTAAGATCTACAAGATCTGTGTCTTTAAGAGAAACTTTTCCATCTTCAGAAGCTGCCGCTTTTTCTGAATAATAATCTGCTACTCCTGCAAGAGAGCCTATTCCTGCCGCTGCTGCTGTTCCGTAAACTGGAACATTTCCTACAATAGATGCTATTCCACTTAGTACATCAGAAGCTACGTTCATACCTGCACCATAAGCATAATCGTTAGAAGGCATTATTCCGCCTTTTTTCATAAAATTAATTTCAGCTTCTAACTGCTTAATTCTATCTTCAGCTTTAGAAAGTTTACCTCCTTTTTTGTAAGAGTTTGTTTTCTTTTTTTTCTTTTTACCTCCGTACATGTATTCGTTAGAGTATTTCATAGCAATGGGTATTATTTAAATAATTGGGCTTGACCAAATCTAGGAATATTCTTAGGACCTGGCATACTAGTATTTAGCTTATCAATATAAGCATTTTTTTGATCTAACGCTACATCATTAGGTATATTAATATCTATAGCGCTTTGATTAATAACATTATTAACATTAAAATTTTCTAACATATCTACGTTAGATTTTCTTTTAAATTCTAAAGCGTTGTCTTTTTGTTTGTTTACAATTTCTGTATTTTGTAAAGGAACTGAAGTTTCTGTAGAGTCTACAAGTTGTGTAGACGTAGAAGAATTTTTAAATCTTACATATTCTTTAGGATCAAGGATATTTTTAATAACATTTCCTAAAGAACTAACATAAATAGAACTAGTAGCATATCCAGCATCTTTTAATCCTTGAGCAAACTCTGAAGGAGTTGTTTTTGTTAACGCCTTTTCGTATCTCTTATTAGTTTCTAAAAAAGCTTTATGTCCTAAAAAAGCCTCTATAGGGTTTTTAAAATTTAAAAAACTACTTTTAATATTTATTCTTTTTCCTTTTACTTCTTCTTGAGTTTTTTTAGGAGTGTTAGCCGTAGTAACTATTCCGTATTTTTTATTTAATTGGTCTCTTACAGCTTTACTATGAGATTTTATTCCAAAATAATTATAAGTTCCTCCTACTTTAGATCCACGAGCAGATTCTAAAGCCCATTGTGCTGCAACAACTTTAGCTTGCCCTGGAGGGTATCCTACTGCTTCTGCTAATATAGAAGCTTCTTTAACAGATGAAGGAGCCTCTTTACCTAAACTATACCATTCTTGTAATTTAGCAACATTAACTCCTGATATATTAGCATAAGGAATACTATTATTAGAATCTGTACTACCTCCTTCTTTATAATAATTTTTTTCAATAGTTGTACTGCCTCCGTATTTATATAGATTACCTATAGCTTTTTGAAAGTCTTTTACTCTTACAGGAGTTTGTCTATACCACTTACTGTCTGCTGCTTCTGGAATAGCTTTTTCATAATTTTTATCCTTTAAATAACCCCAAGTTTTTGTAAATTTATCTCTCCAACCAGTTCCTAATTGATAATTTACAGAAGCTAAAGAATTTACAAAATCTTGACTATCTATTCCTAATTCTTTAGCTTGTTTTAATGCAGCATTATAAGCTTTTTTACTGTCTTTTAATAACCAAGAACTTACTAATTTCTTAGGAATAGTAGTTCCTTTAGGATAAGCCGCTCTTTCTTTTGCAGTCATCAAATGTCCTATTCCTCCTGTTAATCTATCTTCACTATCATAATAAGAATAATGTTGATCTTGAGCATTTACTTTTTTTCCTTCTCTTAATCTTAAATGCTCTAAAAATTCTGGAGTAACTGTACTTGATAAAGAAGTTTGTACAGGAGCGGCTTTTATTGTTTGATTTATTCTAGGTGCGTTAGAAGGTATTTTAGAATAATCATTAAAAATTCCTTGAGGCATTCCATAACCTGCGTTATTAGGAATATTAATATTTTGACCTATAGATAATTTATTTATATCTATTCCTGGATTTGCAGTTGTTAAAGCTTTTGGTGTTATATTATGTCTATTTCCTATTCCTAAAAATGTATCTCCTGATTTAACATTATATATATTACCTCCCTTTTGGTAAACATTAGGAATAGATCCCCCATATTTGTAAAAGGAAGGAGATACATTTTTATAATTTTCTTTAGCAAAATAATCAGCGTCTTCTGAGCTATCAAATCTTATTGCTTCATTAGATTCTGGACCGTAATTTCCTAAAATTAATTCTCCGTTTTCATTTTGAATTTGTGGAACAGCGTAATTATCTATACTTGACATATAATGTGTTCCTTTTCTACCGTCACCAAAGTCATACGGGTTATCTACAGGAGCAACCATTCTATTTGCAGCAGGATTACCGTGCATTTGTGCATAAGCTAATCTTGCTTTCATTACTCCGTCCATTCTATCCTGATCTACAGAGTTGTCTGTAAGAGGACCTTCTTGTACATAAAGATTTGCAGGATCTACTGCCTCAGAAGATCTGTAGCTTAATACAGCGTCTCTTCTTAATTTTTCTTTCTCTGCCTCTATCCGAGCAGTATATGCTTCAGGATCCTCAAAGTCTATATTAAACTTATAGTCTTTAGCATTATTATATCTATTTTTAAATACTTCTTGGGAAGGTATTTTACCGTAACCAGCATTAGTTCTGGTTAGTAAATAAGCAGCGTCTTCAAAATTGTCTATACTATTAAAATCTATAAATTCGGATAAGTCTCCGTATTTAGTAGGATTATTTTTCACTAACCTAGGAAGAGTTTTTTGAAGTCTGTCCGCTACAAACCTTACAGCAGCGTGTGCTTGTAAGTCCACGTTGTTATTAAGCATATCTGGATTATTTTCCAAATCTACTCCTAATTTTTTACCTAGTTCCCTAAAAGCCCCTCTACCAGTTAATTGATTAGACCCTGCTCCTCTAAATTTATATCCATCCCCTGGCTCTGTGTTACTAGGAATAGAATCACTATTGTACACAAAGTTAGCTAACTTTTCAGGGTTTTTTTCGTATTCCTCAGCTAGTTTATTATAGTTATACTTACCTTGTCCTTTAGGAACGCGTTTTCCAGTTTTAGAAAAACGACTAAAAACTTCAGGCAAACGTTCTTTAGAATAGTTTAAATTTTCTCGCCTTCCTTTTATACCTCCTTCGCCCATAATGATTCCCATCATAGATTGTTGCATATAAGGACTGGTAATATTATACTTCTTCATATATTTTAACAAAGCCGTCTCTAACTCCTGCTTTTTTTTATCAACTTTAACAGGTTTATTAGGATTTTCAGAAACCATAGGTCCTCCTTTTTGGTAAACGTTAGGAGGAGCATCAGTAGTGTCTCTATAAATAGGAGTTCCTGAATCTTGATAATACATAGGAATATTAGGAACAGATCCTCCATATTCCCAAGTAGCATTAGCATATGCTCTAAAGAATGGATTATTTTTTAAGTTTTTAGCATGTCTACTACGAAATGCTTTTTTACCTAATTTAGAATTTTCTTTTTCTCCCATTCCTGGATAACCATAATACTCAGTTTTACCATCTGATTTTCTAGTTACTTTATGAGTTTTTCCTTTTCTATTATTAGATCTAGTAACAGTATAACCTCCTCCTGATTTATACATCATAGGAGTTTCTTTAACATAGCCGCTACTATTAGGAGGTACTTGATTTAAACCTGAATTAGGTTCTAATCTTTGACCATTAGCCATTATAGGCCGACTAACATTAGTCATGTCTATATAACCTTCTGGAGAATAAATATTTAAACTTTTAGAATTACGAAAAGGAGAATCATCTCTATATCCCATAGTGCTTACTATATCTCCTCCGTCTCTTTTCTTATTCCATTTGCTAGCATTTTTTGCAAAGTTAGCTCTTTTAACAATTGTAGGAGAATATTTTTTAGTATTAGACATTACTCTATTAGCTGCTTCTATTATGCTCATGCCTTTAGAATTGGCCCAATTAGTAAACTTGCCCTTATTCTCTGGTTTAATATTTATCTTATTTTTTGCCATTAAAATTCTTGAATATCGTAATAGTACATAATTCTATCTAATATTAATTCTCTATTTACTTCATTGTCGAAATATAAAGTTAACATAAAATAAGTACTTCTTAATCTATCTTTACCACTAGTATTTATTGTGTCTCTTGGTATTTTTAATCTCCACTTATCAAATCTACGTTTTATTCTTCCTGAACTATATAATATTTTACCTGTGTCTTGATACTCTGTTTCTACTTGGAAAGCACTTATAGTAGCATTTCTTGTAATAACTTTTGCATCATCTCTTATAATAGAATTAAACTCTATAGTTCTAAGTACTTTGTTTAAATCAGCATTTTCATTTAAAACTAATTTTATAGACATCTCTGCAGGATTATCATAAAATTCTCCCCAGTTACCTACATTGTGTCTATAGATACTTGATTGTTCTCCTACATTAGGATTAGGAGATAGTAAAATATTTTCGTTTTCTATATACATAGTAGGACAAGCAGAAAATCTAGTAGTAAATTCTCCTGCTATTTCATCATAAACTAATGAAGTACTTTTTAAATTAGGACCTTTAGATTCTTCTGTAGCAGCTCCTCCTCCATCTGCAGCAGAAGAAAATAATTGAGCTACTAAATAACTATAATCAGGAGGATAAGAAGTAGAAGCTCCTGACGTATAAGAATTTGTTACTACAGCGTAATTTGGTCCAGGCCCATAAGTAACTGTGACTCCTGCAGGATAGTAAGTTCTTTCGGCTAGAGGCATAGTAGTTTGTGTTCCTCTAAAAGTAAAAATAACTTCATTATTAATAGGGTCTTTTGCAATATGCATTCCTTTTCCTAGTATAGGGTTATCTCCCTCTTCGTCTTTATGTAATAAGAAATCTCCTTCCATATTTTTTAAGAAAGAATGCATTCCTTTTATTTCTGATAAAGGTTCTGCTCCTTGTACTATTTTAAATATTTTTCTGTGAGTACCGTCAAAAATATAAATACCCATATCTGTTTCTTTTACACCCCACTGATGTATTGACCCGTTATTTGTACTAATATATTTGTGATCTGTAAGACCTTTAGCAGATCCTAACTCTGTAGGTATTCCGTCACCTGCGCTTGTAATAGCACGAGGATTAATAGAATATACTCCCATTCCTGTATTTTGAAAAAAGTATACTTCGTCTCTCCAATTAATAATTTTATTAATAGGTCCGTGATCATCTACGTCTAAGAAATCGTTAATTCCATATTTAGTCCAAGAGTCTACTTCTTCTCCATTAAATTTTACTTGAGAAATAAAAGCTCGTATATCATTTACATCTGATGTTGAATCAAAATTGCTAGGTTTTATAAAAAACGAAACAGTATCGGACTCTCTAGAAAATGTATAGTTATAAGTGTCTATATACATATTTTTACTTTTACCCCATTGAGTAAAATTATTATCAGTTTCTTTTCTATATATAGCACGTAATTCTCCAGTAGATCCTCCTCCTACATCAAACTTTACATCTGTTTTAGTAGTAGCTCCCCAAGCTAAATCTATATTAACTCTAGACTCTGTAACCATTGTTATAGTACTAGTTCTATTAGTACTAAATTCTTGTTTAGTATCACCTTGACTAACAGCATTTTGATAAAAAGCTTGAGGTTCGGCTGACCATAACCAAGCAGTACTTTCTTGAAAAGTAAACATGTTTAAAAATATATCTCCTCCAAAAACTTCAGGAGTTAATGTAGTTATAGGTATAACTGGAGAAGCAGGCATAAATATATTATTTTCTAAAGCAGTTTGACTAAATCCTCCGTATACTTCTGAACGAGGAATTAGTATATCTAAAATAGGAGTACTAGTTTTATTTTCTTCTTCTGATCCTTTATTTATAGGGTAAGAAACACCTGCTGCTTGATCTACTCCTACAGGAGTATAGCTAGTACCTGATCCTGTATCAAAACAATTATAAGTACTTGCTGCAGTAACTGCTTGATTTGTTAAAGGATCTGTTGCTATAAATTTCATACTTGCAAGTAGCCCTGTAGCTCCTTGAGACCAGCTAGTATCTGAGTTTACAAAATTAGTTAAAACGGACCCTGCTTTGTGATCATTTAATCCTACTGCATCATTAGGTATAGTAGCAAAGAAGTTTCTAAAATACCATTGTTCTCCTGCAGCTCCTGTATCTTCTCTTACTTCATAAGGTCCTATTCCTTTAGACAAGTTTGTTGTCATAACAGAACTATCCTGTTTATTAGATGTGTACTCTACAAAACCTGATCCTATAAACTGTTTTACATACTCAACAGCAATTGCAGCATTAGCAGAACTTCCTCCTCCATTTTTTACTCTGTTAACAGTTCTAAGTTTTCTTACTTGATCTTGTACATTTCCTAAATTTTCGTTACCGTCAGTGTTTCTATTTTCTACATAATCAAAAGATTTTCTAATTTTATTACTTCCAGTATTTTCTTCATAAATCAAATTTGAAGCAAACGCATAAGGAGAAGAAGAAAACTGAAGTTTACTAGCTGCGGTGCTTATACTAGAAAAATATTGTCCATAAGCTCCTGTCATTAATATACAAGCTCCTGTACCAATAGATTCTTTAATTCCTGGAAAATTGTAAGTAATATCAGGAGAAGCAAAATGAATTGCTGCTCCATAAATTTTCCAAGGAGTGCTGCTAATTCTGGTATTATTTATTGTAGCAAAATTACCATTCTTTCCTAAACCTGTACCAGATAAAGATCCTGGAGAACTATAAGGTTGATGATGATATTGTAAATGTAAAATATCTCTATTTTTAGTAGGACTATTTAAATCATAAGCATCTTCATGATCATCTGTAACTCCTACTGCTATATCTACTCCTACTTTCATTATTCCAGAGCACATTCTTTTAGAATCTTCTATGCCTCTTTTAACACGAACTATTTGGTAACTGTCTAGTTTACTTTGAAGAATAGGACAAGTACTAAAATCTAAAGTAAATTTAACTCCTAAATTATAAGCAGTAGTATTTACATAAAGAGGTACAGGATCAGTAGTATTATCAGCAGATGTTTCTACACTTAAAGGAAAATACTTAGTGTCTGAAGCATTAGTAGTACTATCTAATTCTGATATATCAGGAAATTTAATATCTCCTATATATTCTACAAAAGAAGCGTTACCTTTTTTATCGTAAAACACTATTCCAAATCTATAAGTTTCTCCTCTTTTATATCCTCTTATTAATCCTGAGTTATAAGGAGAAGCATGATTTCCAAAAGAATTGTTATCGTAGTCTCCATAACTATCATCTAACGCTACAACATTAGTACCGTGATCCATAGATGTAAATCTAGCATCGTTAGTATTATCTATTTTAATAGGTTCTAAATGAAAATGATAGCTAATATTAACTCCTGTTCCTCCTAATCTAGTTCCGTTACTTTGAAATTTATATTGATTAGCAGTAAGATGCCAATTTTTTTCCCAATGAGCATCTTGATTATAACCTACTGCATTAGTTCCTGTTACATTAAAAGCATTTTTTAATTCTGCTTCTCTTGTTTCTTCAGGAGTTGGTCCTGGAGGAGGACTAACAGGTTTGTTTCCAGAAGGGTTATATCTAGCTGTTATTGCATTAAACGTTTCTCCGTCTCCTAATAAATCTGATATACTAAAAGAAGCTCCTTTTATATTAGCTACTACTAAAGAGCCGTCTTTAGGAGCAATTGTTTTAGGAGTTTTAAAAGGCAGTGTTCTTATAGTAAATTCGTCTACTTCTAAAGGAATAATACTTTCTTCTTGCCCTGTATGTAAAATAGATATTTCAGTACTAGTATTTGGTATAGCTACAGTTTCTATAGAAAATATTTCAGGAGAACTGTTAAGATCTGTATACAAAGCACAAATAAGTTCTAATGAATCAAAAACAATAGCATACTCAGTAACGTCAATTTTAATTCTTATTGCTTTAGTAGTCATTTGAGGAGTAGATCCATTTAAAGAAGCGTTTCCGCTATAAGCTCTAGTAGCACTAATACTTTCAGAATCCCCTACAACATGAATCATATTTCCTGGAGGAGAAACTAAAGTTTGTTTTCCGTCCTCTGTCATCACTCTATAAGAGTATTGATACACTCCTACTTGCAAAGCCCCTCCACCAACAATATTATCTAAAATAGGTTGCGTATATTCTATGTCAGGAAAAACATCTATAGTTCCTACACTAGGATAATTAGCATTATTGTAAGGCAAAAGTAATGCAGAACTTTCTATATTTAAAGATCTAAAATAATTATTATAATCTGACCAATATATTCTTTTTTCTGTTCCTGTTTCAAAACGTCCTTGTGCTTCAATAGGGTGAGCTTTTTTAAAATTTAAAGCATTATTTTTGTATATAACTGTAGGGCCTGATGTTAAAGTTTGATCTATAGAAGAATATTCTACTTTAAAAATCCAACCGTTAGTACCACTATCATCTGCACAAAAAAATATAATAGTTTCTCTAATAGAAGTAGCTCCTATTATTTCCATATTACCTATTATAGGCACATCAGCGTCAGAAATAGGAAGAGAAAAATAACTTACATTTCCTTTAATATTAGTAATACTTCCATTAGACTCTCCTAAATCGGTAGTAAGTCTTATGTCTAAAGCGTCTATATAAAAACCTTTTGATATAGTATCTCTAGCAAGATCAGTGTTTAATCCTTTATAAGTATGTAGAGCTCTTTTCATTAAGTTGCAATATTAGTAGGGCTTTGAGTTATTGTACTAGGAGTAGAATGCCCTAAAGAAGAATTGTTTCTAAAGTTACGCTCTTCTGGTAATTGTAAATTAGCAAAGAAAGAAGCATGTGCCTGAATGTCAGGTATAGTTCTTACTATAGAATTTTTAAATGATTCTGCTTGATCAACATTTTGATCTAACTTAGATTGGTTAACTGCTTGTGCAAAATACCAATCTCTGTCTTGCATAATTTCCATATAAAAATCTTTGTCAACAGAATTAGTACGTCTAAGTCTTCTAGCTTGTTTCCAAGCAAGATGATGAGAAGCAGCTTCCATCCATGCTTGTTCTGCAGGAATTACTGGATACCCTTCTTCATCTACAGGCAGTGCTTCAATAGCTACTGCTAAATAACCTTTAGAAAAAGAAGTAAATATATAACCATTATTTACTGTATAAGTATTAGCAGACTCAGAAGTATAATCTCTATCATCTCTATGATATCTAGTATGAAAATTATCTGTTGCCCATCTCATAGGAAGCATTCTTCCTTCAGCGCATTCAGCTTTTGATAGACCTGTTATATTTTCTAATTTAGCTACTTGTACAATTTTGTAAAGATTAGAAGGAAGTTTAACTCTTCCGTCACAAACTTCAAGATACTCAACACTGTTATCCATAACAATACCTACTTTTGTTTGTGCCATAAATTCAGCTAGCCATTCCATGCCTGCTTCATCTTTGATTTCAAAACCAAAGTCACGGAACTGTTTGTCCATGATTGCTCTATATGATATAGTGTTTCCTGTATACATTCTAATTTTCTTTTAAGAAGTTTTCTAACTTGTCTGCTAAAGACTTATCTTCCATTGGGTTTTCTTTGTGAATAGTTTCTACTTTATCGTGTATATACTCTCCATCTTTTTCATAACAATGAGTAACACATTTTATATAACCATTTTCTACTTCACGTACATAAATGTCTTTATAACTTCCGTCTTCAAAAGTCTCTTTGTTTTCCCAAGATTTTTTTCCATCGTTCATTTTATAACCACCCATCTTTCCTAATTTTAATAACATTTTATCCATAATAAAAAACTTTTCTGTAAGGGTCACTTACAATTTCAGCAATTAACCTAGAGTATTGACGAGAAGGTACAAACTTATAAAAGCCTCTGTACTTTACTACTGAAGTAAGCTTATCCCACAAATGCAGATAAAACTCTCCTTTAGTATGATCGTTTTTATGATAGATAACAGTTTTGTTTTTTATTTCTGTTATCTCATCTCTAGTTTTTCCTGTATACTTTTTTTCCCAATACTCCCAAGTTTCTTTCCAGTTAACTTTTAAAGTATCAGATCTTGTTCCATCTTTTTTAAAATAATGTAATTTCTTAGCTTGTATTCTTATATATCCTAACTTGCCAAGTTTTAATTCCATATTTTCTTTAACAATATTTTCACTAAAAGTACTTAGCAAATCTTTTAAAAATGCTGAGTATTCTTTTCTTTCCATTCTAGGAAACTTAGTATTCTTTCTGTAGTAACTATAGAAGTCATACTTTTTAACATTTCCTGTATTTTTTCCTGTTCCTCTTTTTAAATAATTACTCATTATTATTGTTGTTCAGCTTTTTGTCTTGGTTGTGCAGGAACTCTTTGTGGAGAATCTGCTAAATCATCTTGAGAATTATTAGAATCATCTTGAGGTATACCTCTTTTACGAAGTAGTTGTTGCATAACTTGTTCTTTAACATAGGCCCACATCCATTGATTTATTGGATAAGGATCATTAGGAGTCCAGCATATATTGTTTTCTGAACATGCTAAGAATTGTGCAATCTCAGTAGGATCTTCAAAAATTCCTCTAATAGTTATCTTTTTAATTAAAGAAACTGCAACGTTTTTGCTTATTATATATATGTACTGATCGTACATAAAAGCGTATATAGTATTTTTAGTAGTTCTTCCTTCTCCTATAAACGGGACTCTATCATAGTCTATTACATTAAATCTTTTAGCTGTAATAATAACAGGCCCTACAGACGTAATTGCTTTACTATGATGAAACTCTATTGTATTAGGAACTTTGTTTTTTGTACGTAATATCTTACATCCAATAGGAATGTCAGTACACGGGCATACTTCTGGAGCTACAAGTTCTAGGTCTTCACAATAGGATTGTTGGACATTAGGGTCTATTTCTCTAGTTCTATTATATTCATTTCTTATAAACAAAGAACGTTGCTCGTTTATAAGATCGGTATAATAACGTGTGTCAAAGATAGAGTCTGAATTTGTGATATTCAAAGCTTCATCAAACTGACTATGTAAATCTACTAAAGGTAACATGTAACAAATATATTAAATTATAAAATATTATTAATTATTTTATGTTGTAAAAAGTCCATATAAGTCTTATTATTTACTTTAAACGATGTAACACAATTACTATGCACACAAGAAAAATAATGTTGCATAGTTCCTGCTGCAGTAGTATAAGATTTTCTTAGCCTACCTAATTCACCGCATTCTGGACAATGGTATTTATCTTTACCTCTTAATACAGCATACTGCATATTTGGCTTAATATAACCATTTATTTTGTTAAATACAGCTTCTAATGAAACTATATCACCATCTCCATAAAATAAAAGATGATCTAAAGCAGCTTTATCTTTATTAACTATTACATCTATCCAAGTACTTAAACCTCCTGCATCTTTTTTATTAGGTAAATCAAAGTACTTACAAACTTCTTTTAAAGAGTTACTAGGCAAGTTTAAATATTTTTTACATAGCTTATAAGTATCTATTTCATTATAAGTGTGTCTCATAGGAATATCGTGTTTTAACGCTCTTGTTCTTATCCAAGGAGTGTCAAACCTTTTACCGTTATGAGTAATAATCTCATCTGCTTTGTCCATTTCTTTTATGAACCTTTCTACTAGTTTCTTATCACATTGTTTTTTAAGTCCCCAGTTTAAGTTTTTTACTGTGGTTCCTCCTTCCCATTTCCAATGTATAGAAATAATCTTAGCGTACTCTAAAATTTGTTCAGGCCCTATTCTTTGGTTGTATCCTGGTCTCCAAAAATGCCCTTTACAAAAAGAAGTTTCAATATCATAAAATAATCTTTTTCTTGTAATTTTCATAATGTTAGTTTTGGTTTATAGATTTTTTAGCATTTCTACTAATTCTGGTTGTGGAAAGCAATCAAACTTGTCCTTCCTTACACTAGTATGTGACCATAAGCCAAATTGTCTAGCGTAATAAGCGTCCTCGTTAAATTCAAACGCTTCTTTAGGTGACACTCCTTCTTTTAACATTTTAGGAATACCATTAACTAAATCCATCTTAGGATATATATCTTTAAGATGTAAAAGAAGTAAACGTAAAGATTCTATTTGCTTATCAGAATAAGCATGCCAGTATCTCTTACCTCTAAACTCATATCCTAAATCACATACAAATTCTTCTTTAACTTCTGTATTAACGTATGTGTAGTACTTATCTCCTTTCTTAGTTAGATATCCAAAGTTATTAAGCTCTACACCACCTGACATTTTAGATATAGCAAACTTACCTACTTTTCCTAAATGCCATCCTAGATAGTTATTTGGAAAACATTCTACTACTACACCGTCATGTTTAGAAGGTTTCCCTTTAACATTAGAACCTCCAATACAATATTGAGTAGCTACTCTACCACGTTTGTCGTTGTTCCAGTTTCTAATAGTAGCATATGGATTATCCCATCCTGCTGTATGATGAATAAAGAATCCTAATGGTTCTATTTTACCGTAATCTCTTACGTACTCATCTTTGTCTAAATATTGACGATCTATAACTAATCCGTCTTTAGTAGTATACTCGGTTTCTGTAGCAGCTTCAAATGAATCTGTATCTATACCTAGTTTTTCCCAAGTCTTTTTACCTACGATACCATCGTAATCTAAACCGTTTTCTTGTTGAAAGTTTTTAACTACTGCTTCAGTGCCTGCACCAAATATACCATCTGCTGCTATACCTAAAGCTTTTTGTAGTTCTTTTACTTCTTCTCCTTTTGATCCTCTTTCTAATAACATGGTTGTTTATTTTCTATTAGCAAACTTTTCTAGGCCTGCTATACCAAAACACCCTAAAACTATTAATACAAAAGAGTTATAAGTAAACTCGTTTATAAGTAAATCTTTACCGCACCATCCTGTAATAATGTCTACTAACATTACTAAACACATTACTAAAAATGCAATGAATCCTACAATTGTTTTTTCATTCCAATTGTTGTTATCTTTAAAAATATTCCACATAACTTTTATTTTTTATTATTAAAACGACTCCATAAGGATGTCGTCTATTTTACTTTGTATTTGAGATTTTGTAGCTTTCATACTAAATGATATGTCTGCTTGATATCTTTTAACTTCTTTACCGTTATTAAATATAATTATAGTAGGTACAACCACTATTTCATACTTGTTTGCAGATTTAGTATCTGTAGCAATATCACATCTTTTTATCTTAGCATCATTTAATCCTCCAAACCATTTTACATTGTTAGCCGAATTCCATCCTGCATTAAAATGTACAACTGTTAAATCACTTCCTATTTTTAATGATTGAGCATTAGTATTTCCTACTATAAATAGAGAAAATAAAACTATTAGATATACTAAAAATATTTTAAAAGAATCAGTTTTCATGATACGTTATCTTAGTTTATCAATTTTATTTTCTATTCTATCTAAATCTTCTTTAAGTTCTTCTACATCTTCAGCAGTGTTTTGAATAGTTAAACGGATGTTTTTATCTTTCATATCAAACTCCATACGAGTTACGTCTGGTGGAGGAGGAATAGGTAGTTCTTTTGCTTCAGCAATATCTGCCTGTAAAACAAACCACATACTAATGATTGTGCCCATACTGATTCCTATACCTGCTAAAGTTTTAATACTTACGTTAAAACCTGTGTCTTCATTTAATTCTTTAGCCATTTTCTTTTAATTAATATATTACATAATTAATACCTACTGAGAAATCGTGCCAATTACGATTCCAATATTTATTGTATTTACCTTCTAAAAATATTCCTAAACTTTTGTTAAACCTGTAACCAAAAATTAATCCTCCTGAATAATCTATCCATTGACCTTCATTAAAATCGTGGTAAGAAAATTCGTTTTTTGTATTAATATGATAAGGCATTATGTTACCCCAAGAGTGTAACCAAAATGTTTTTGTGTAATGATAAAAATCAAATCCTAGAACAAAAGAGTACTCTATTCTAGATTGTAGTTCGTTTCTTTTTTTCTCTGTATAATTTGATAGCATAGTTGGTATAACTACTGCTTCCCAAACTTCAGTACTGGTAGCTACTTCATTACCTGAAGGATCTGAGTAAGTAACTCCTCCTGTACCATCAAAGTTAATAGTATATCCTTCTTGTATAGCTAAGTCTGTATAGTGTAAGTTTCCATTAGATAACATCCATTCTTCTAATGGATTATAACCGTAAGGTTCTGATAGTCTTTGTACAGCTCCTATATTTAAGGAAAACTTGCCTTGTTTATCTATCTTTTGTCTATATCTCTGTGATGCTTCAAAATATTCTATATCTGCAAAACCATCTTGTAAGTATTCTACTTTAGCTATCCAACGATCTGCTACATATCTTAAAAAGTGATGTTGATTTAGAAAGTTAGTTCCCTGTTGTCTAGTATAATCAGCTTCAAATAAGAACTCAAAACCTTTTATCTTACCTATATTAGCAGCATCCGAATATGATTTTTCTGTACCATCATAAAACACATTAGCCCTATTTTCATATCCTAAACGGGCAATCTTTCTAACACCTAATGCAATTGAAAAATCAAATGGAGTTTTGACTACACTTGTTTGTAAACCATTTGTTACTGAATATACATCTACATCTGATACAGAGTTACCTCCGTTTACAGCTCCGTAAAATGTAGCAAATTTAAAAGCTTTCTTTAATCCTTTTTTGAATCCGCCTTTATCTTGTGCAATACTTTGTAATAATACTAAGCTAAATAATATGACTAATAATTTTCTCATTGTTTTATCACTCTTTTAGTGTATTGCTTTTTGTCGTACAATATAACAATATTATACGCACCAGGCGATAATGTTGATAAATCTATTCTCAAATTGTTGTTATTCTCCTTAATAATATTAGAGATATTTCTACCCATCATATCTAAAACTTTTACTTCTACTTTTAAATGAGTGTCTATAAATAGCATATTATTAGTAGGATTAGGGTATACTATTATACCTAAAACATCTGGATCTTCTAGTCCTGCTGGCCATCCATTCTGACAATAGTCATACATTGATTGACAACTAGCATCCCAATCTGTGCTACAACAATACTCGTCTACATCTATTACCCATGCAAAACATCCATCATTTAACCAATAAGGTAATCCTTCTCCTTGATAACACCCAGCATCATATAAACATGCAGATGAATCAGTTACATTAGCTAATGGGTTATATGTGGCAGAATTAGGGTCTGTACAACCTACAATTGGTAATATACAAGTTCCGTTATCTGTATTAGCTAAAGGATCGTAATTTAAAGCTGTTGAATCTATACATCCAAAAATAACAGGTATACACGAACCATTATCTATATTTGCTAATGGGTTATAGTTAAAAGATGTAATATCCATACAACCGTACACTATATCTACACATGAACCATCATCAACATTAGCTAAAGGGTTATAATTAAATGAAGCAGGATCTATACATCCAGGTATTGGATATATACAACCGCTATTTACAGTGGCTGTAGAATCATAGTTTAATGCTATTATGTCCATACATCCTATATAGTAACAAGAACCATCTTCTGTGTTAGCGTTAGGATTATAGTTATCCGCATCAGGATCCATACAACCTGTTATAATAGACTCACAAGAACCGTCATCTGTATTGGCTAATGGATTATAATTAAAAGCTAAATCATTTGTACATCCAAACACTACAGGAATACAGCTTCCGTCATCAGTATTTGCTAGTGGGTTATAATTGAATGATGTAGAATCCATACATCCAAATATTTTTTCTATACATAAATCTCCACAAAATGGTAAGTCATCATATTTTTCATAGAAAGGCGCCTCAAAAGGTTGTAAAGCTCCTGCACCATTATTAGCAAAAGGATTAGATCCTTCATGCATTAATACTACTCCATCGGCATTAGTTAGTTTAAATGAGTTCTGCCAAGTTTGAAATTCTACTTCTTGTGGAGTTTGTTGAAAAGATTTATTTTCAAAA